TTGCTGAATCGTGAGGAGGGGCAAAAGTATGAAATCCGATGAAAAGAAACTGACATATCAGACGCGAGAAATCCCGGCACAGTTTGAGGTGAGAACTGCCGAAGATGGCACTCCGGTCATTGAGGGATATTTCGCAGTATTCAACAGCGTGTACGATATGGGAGAAGGTATGTCCGAGAGCATCGCTCCCGGTGCATTTGCCAAAACCATATCGGGAGATATAAGAGCACTCATCAACCATGATACCACTCTGGTGACGGGGCGGACGACTGCCGGAACACTGGAACTGCGCGAAGATCAGCATGGTTTGTGGGGTCGCATCTACATCAATCCGAAAGATACGGATGCGATGAACGCACATGCCAGAGTTGAGCGCAAAGATGTGTCACAGTGCAGTATCGGCTTCAACATTCTGTCCGAGGAAACCGAATTCCGGGATGATGGAACTATCCACTGGACGATCAAGGAAGTTGAGCTGTTTGAAGTATCTATATGCACGTTTCCGGCGTATGAATCGACCGCGATTTCCGCACGGCAGCACGATTTTGACGAGATCAAAAAACGCGCTGCGCAGGAGTGGCGTGAGCGCATGCATCACAAGCTGAAAGGAGAAAATGATAATGGCACTGAGAGCACTGATGCTTAAAAAGAAGATCACCGAAAAGCAGAAACAGCTTGACGAGCTGCGGGCAGCAGCCGAGGCTCTGACCGTCCGCGAGACGGAGCTTGAAATTGCTATCAATGAGGCCGAAACGGACGAGGAGAAGGCAACGGTCGAAGAGGCCGTGACCGCCTACGAGTCCGAGAAGGAAGAGAACGACAAGCAGACCGCACAGGCACAGGAAGAGCTTGACGCTCTGAACGCTGAGCTGAAAGATGTCGAAGCAAAGCAGGCTGCACCGGTAGACCCGGAGGCCGCACCGCAGGCGGCAGCGCCCGAAGCCGCACCCGAATCCAGAAAGGAGAATGCAAAAATGGATGTAAGAAAGAATGCAAAGTTCGCTGACATGCGTGCAAAGGTAGCACCCTACATCGAACGCGAGGATGTCAAGTCTTTCCTGAATACTGCCCGCGCATGCATGGTTGAGAAGCGTGCTCTGACCGGTACAGGCGTACTTATCCCCGAGGTTTTTCTTGGCGTGCTGCGTGAGAACGTAGTTGAGTACAGCAAGCTGTATTCCCGTGTATACGTTCGCCAGCTTGCCGGTGAAGGCCGCATGGCTGTTGCTGGCACTATTCCGGAAGCCGTATGGACTGAGATGTGTGCAAAGCTCAACGAGCTTGACCTTGGCTTCAACTCCGTTGAGGTCGGCGGCTGGAAGGTAGGCGGTTATTTCGCAGTCTGCAATGCAACCCTCGAGGATTCCGAGGTAGATCTTGCCGCAGAAATCATGGTAGCTCTGGCACAGTCTATCGGCATTGCCCTCGACAAGGCAATTCTCTACGGTACGGGCACAAGAATGCCGCTCGGTATCGTTGCAAGACTGGCACAGACCGCAGATCCCGGCAGCGCAGACCCGAATGCACGTCCTTGGGTTGACCTGCACACCTCCAACATCAAGACTATCGCGGCAGGCACGACCGGCACGGCTCTGCTGACTGAGATCACGCTTGCAAGCGGTGCTGCAAAGTCCTCCTATTCTCGCGGCGCAAAGGTATGGTGCATGAATGAGACTACCTATACCGCACTGATTGCAAATGCAATCGCTGTAACCGCTGCGGGCGCTATCGTTTCCGGCGTAAACGGCACGATGCCTGTTGTGGGCGGTGATGTGATCGTCCTCAACTTCATTCCGGATAATATTATCATCGGCGGCTACATGGATCTGTACCTGCTTGCAGAGCGCGGCGGCGCACGTTTCAATACTTCCGATCAGGCATTCTTCCTCGCCGATCAGACCGTATTCAAGGGTACTGCCCGCTATGACGGTCAGCCGGTTATCCCGGAGGCATTCGTTGCTATCGGCCTGAATGGCGTAACGCCTTCCGCTGCTATGACGTTTGCACCGGACACCGCAAATCCCGCACCCACGCTGTCCGCACTGAATATCGGCGGTCTGGCACTGTCTCCGGCGTTTGATCCGGATACTACCACATACACCGCAACTGCAACGGCTGCAACGAACAAGATCAATGCGACAGCTGCTGACGCTGGCGACACCGTGGCAATCACCGTAAACGGCACGCAGATTGCAAACGGTGGTACTGCTACATGGATCACCGGCTCGAACACTGTCGCCGTGACCGTAACTGACGGCAGCGATGCAAGCGCCGTGAAGGTGTATACCGTAACTGTCACGAAGTCCTGACAAAGGGGTGATATATCATGACGGCAGATGAAATGCTGACGGCTTTAAAAATTGATCTGAAAATGACACCGACAGGCACGGCGTATGACGATCTGCTGAATCCGTTGCTTGCATCTGCCGCCGACTATATCACGCGAGAAGGTGCAACGCTCAACACGGACGGCAGCTATGAAGATGCAATGCTTGTGGTTGGCTATGCCGCCTTCCTGTTCCGGCAGCGTGATTCCGGAGACACGGAATTTCCAAAGTGGCTGCGGTATGCACTCAACAATCGAATCCTGAGCGAAACGGCAGGTGATACCGATGCCGGATGAAGTGGTACTCTTGGCGGACGAACTCACGAAGGACGGTATCGGTCAGCTCCTGCCGGATTCGCAGGGACAAACGCCGATACTCTGCACAGTTCGCGAAGTTAAGCGCGATGAATGGCGTGTTGCCTATCAGTCAGGCATAGAGCCGGAGGCGGTGCTTGAAGTATTCTCCGGGGACTACTCCGGGGAGAAAAAGGCACTGTTCCGAGGTCGCGTGTATCTGATCTATCGGACATATCAGCCCGGAGAGTATACGGAATTGTATCTCGGAACGAGGGTAGGTGTTGTGAATGGCGCGTGATTTTTCGCGGCAACTGCTGGACGCTCTGGAACAATACACGGATGAAGTCGTGGAAGCTGTGGAAGAAGTCGTTGACGATGTGAGCAAGCACGGGCGCGAAGAGTGGAAACAAGCCGCTCCGAAACGCACAGGCGCTTACAGGCGATCAATTAAGCTAAAAAAAATGAAGTCAAACGGAGTTTTTCGCGTGACGATCTATTCAGACGCACCGTATCATCGCTTGACGCATCTGCTTGAATTTGGCC